CGGCTGTCTCCCCCGCAGTCAAGGCTGACCTGATCAAGTCCACCGTGAAGTGGGCGGGGCTGGAACCCAAAGATGCAGTCTCTGGCGACGCTGGCGCGGGCGGTGTGAAAATCACCATCAATCTCGGGCCAGACCCCCGGGACTCTCGTACGATCGAGGCGACAACCATTGAGGCCGAGGATGCAACTGCCATCGAACATTGAAGACCTGTTCACTCAGAATTTCAACGGCTTTCGATCCGTGAAGGTACGCAGTGCCACCGAGGCGGTGGCCGTGGAGAGCGCCCTGCGCAAAGCGGCCCTCTCGTTCCAGACCAAGATCACCCGCAGCAAGAAGCACGGGCGAGAGTTCGTGGTGATGCTGGTCGGCGGGGCACCACATGCCGCTTGACATCAACTACACCCCTCCGCCGACGGGCAAGAGGTTCATGGCCTCGGACGCCAAAATGCGCGTCCTCATGGGGCCGGTCGGCTCGGGCAAGAGCGTCACCTGCTCCTTCGAGGTGGTGCGCCGTGCGTCGATGCAAAAGCCCAACGCCAACGGCATCCGCAGAACGCGGGCGGCTATCGTGCGCGAGACGGCTCGGCAGCTTCAGGACACCACCATCAAGACCTTCCTCGACTGGTTCCCGCCCGGACAGTGCGGGGAGTACATGCGCACCACCAAGACCTACTTCTTCAAGGTGGGCGATGTGGAGTGCGAGATTATGTTCCGGGCGCTCGACGACGCCGACGACGTTGCCAACCTGAACTCGTTGGAGTTGTCCTTCGCGTGGTTCAACGAGTGCCGCGACATCCACCCGGACATCGTGGACGCCATGTCCAAACGGATCGGACGCTTCCCATCGGCCAAGGACGGCGGGCCGACATGGCACGGCATGTGGGGCGATACTAACCCGCCGACGATGGATACGTGGTGGTACTACCAGATGGAAGGACTGGATGTCAAAGATGGCGTCAGTCCGAACAACAATGGCTGGGCTGTGTTCCGCCAACCCTCGGGGCGCAGCCCCTACGCCGAGAACATCGAGAACTTGCCGGAGGGCTACTATGACACCCAAGGTCGAAGTGAGGAATACATCCGGGTCTACATCGACGGAGAGTACGGGCTGTCCTCCGCAGGGATGCCCGTCTACAAATACTTCCGCCCCGATTACCATATGGCAAAGGATCGTCTGCGCGTCATACTTAATGGTGTCAGACCTGTGGTGGTCGGTATGGACTTGGGGCTTACTCCCGCCGCCGTGGTGGGGCAGCAAGACCCGAGAGGGCGAGCACTGATACTTGACGAAGCTGTATCGTTTGATATGGGCATCCAGCGGTTTGTCCGCACCATGCTCAAGCCTCTGCTGTACGAGCGGTTTCCCGGCGCACCAGTGCTTGTCGTTGTTGACCCAGCGGGTATCCAGCGGGCGCAGACCGACGAGCGCAGCGCGGTGGATATCATCAAAGCCGAGGGGCTTAGGGTTATCCCTGCCAAGACCAACAACGTCTCGGCGCGGATCAATGCGGTCGACGAGTACCTCATGCGGCAGGTGGACGGCGATCCGGGCTTCCTGCTCGATCCGCGCTGCACGCAACTCAAGGCCGCGATGATGGGTGGGTATAGGTATAAACCCCGAGGCGATGGCGACATCGACAAGAACAAGCACTCCCACGTAGCCGAGGCGCTCCAGTACCTGATGCTGCATATTGCCAGTGCCGGGGAGGGGCACGCCCTCCAGCAAAAGCGGGAGGTCGTCCGGACTTCCGCTTTGGGTTGGACGTGATATGATGGCTGCACTGCACTCGCAGTTGTCACCTCCTGTCGTCCTTCCTTGGGACTTGCCCCCCGTCCAGCGAAAGCTGCGGGGGGGTTTCTTTTTATTTGACCATGTGTATACTTCATGGTAGAACCCTGCCGTAAGGAGGCTGATATGGCAACTAAACCGTCCACGATCTTCTCAACAAACCCCAAGATGGATACATCTGGGATTCGGGCAAAGATGCCGCAGATGGGCTACGACATGCGCCCTCTGCCGCCCAAGGAGATCACTGGTGGCAAGTTGTTTATGAAGGCTCTCCGCGAGGAGGAGAACTTCAATAAGACCGAGACGATCACCAATGTGCCCAAGCTCAAACAAGCTGCCAAGCTGGTTAACGGAGGCACTTCGCCGTATATGGCGATGGAGATTGTCAAGGGTGAAGAACTCGATATCGGCGAATACGGCAACGGCTGCTCTCACTGGAAATAACCCCAAATGGCTGGACTGACTTTCCTGCGCGTCGTATCAAACTCTGAACTTGCACGGCAAGAGAAAGAGGCGTCCGACCGCGCTTTGCAGGAGCGGCAGAATCAGCCCGTTATTCTTGGGCTTGCCGGGTATCTACGTGGCTGCTGGGATCGTGCCCAGATGGCGAAGAAGCCCATTGAGACGATCATGCTGCGTGCGCTGCGGCAGCGCAACGGCGAGTACGAAGCCAACAAGTTGCAGCAGATTCGTGCGCAGGGTGGCTCCGAGATTTACATGATGATCACAGAGGTCAAGTGCCGCGCTGCGGAGTCTTGGCTGCGCGATATCTTGCTCGATAACGGCTCACCCCCGTGGGACTTGCAGGCTACCCCCATCCCTGATCTCAGTCCTGCGCAGACCAAGGATGTGCAGGGTATATTCGCCGAGCGCGTACTCAAGATGGTCGAGGAGTACGGCAAGGCTCCCAATCGCGAGGAGATGGCCGAGTTGCGTGAGATGGTCAGTCAGGACTATCGTTTCGCGATCTTGCAACAGGCGCAGCTTCGTGCCGACCGGATGAAGATCAAGATTCAAGACCAGTTCGCCCAAGGCGGCTGGGAGGCTTCGTTCAATGACTTCATCACCGACCTTGTAACCTTCCCTGCGGCGTTCATCAAGGGGCCGGTTGTGCGGCGGCAGCGAGCGCTGGGGTGGAAGACCAATGCAATGGGTCAGACGGTTGTCGAACCTATCGAGCGCCTTGGGCCGGAATATGAGCGGGTCGATCCGTTCTACATCTACCCCGAGCCGGGGATCAGCAACATCAACGAAGGCTATCTGTTCGAGTATCACCCCCTGAGTCGGATGCAGCTATCCGATCTCATCGGAGTTCCGGGCTACGACGAGGACGCCATTCGCAAGGTGCTGGAGATCGGCAACGGGCAGTCGTGGATCAATGAGGACGTGGAGCTTCAGAAGAACGAGGAGGAGCGCAAGTACTACTCGTACATGAAGCCAACCACTGAGTTCGATGCGCTGGAGTTTTGGGGCAAGGTCAGCGGCAAGATGCTGCGCGAGTGGGGGCTGTCCGAGGAGGATGTCCCTGATGACGCTCGCGAGTATGACGCCAACGTCTGGATGGTTGGCAACGTGGTGATCAAGGCGGTGTTGAACTACGACCCCCTTGGAGAGAAGCCCTACGCTAAGACCTCGTTCATCAAGTGTCCCGGTGCGTTCTGGGGCAAAGGCATCCCTGAGATCATCGAAGACTTGCAGGGCGTGTGCAACGCTGCTGCGCGTGCGTTGGTCAACAACATGGGGATCAGCAGCGGGCCGCAGGTTGAGGTCAACGTCGAGCGCCTGCCGCCCAACGAAGATATCACGCAGCTTACGCCGTGGAAAATCTGGCAGACGATCAATGATCCTGTGGGGTCAAGTGCGCCTGCTATCCGGTTCACGCAGCCCGATTCGCGGGCCAGTGAACTCATGGCCGTGTATGAGAAGTTCAGCCGTTTGGCTGACGATCACTCCGGCATCCCTGCCTATGTGTATGGCGATCTCAATGTGCAAGGCGCTGGTCGTACCTCGTCCGGTCTGTCCATGCTGATGGGCGCTGCCGGTAAAGGTATTCGGCAGGTGGTCATGCACATAGACACGGATGTCGTCAAACCTATCGTCCTGCGCCAGTTCGTCTACAACATGCGCTACGACGAAGACGAGTCAATCAAGGGGGATGTTGAGGTTATCGCCAAGGGTGCGATCAACCTTGCAGTCAAGGAGACTGTCAACATCCGCCGTATCGAGTTCCTCAATGCAACCGCCAATCCTATTGATCTTGAGATCATGGGCAAGGAAGGACGCGCTACCATCCTGCGGGAAGTGGCGAAAGGGTTGCAGATGCCTACGGACGACGTCGTACCGTCTCGGGAGAAGGAAGGGTATACCGGACGTATCACCGCACGCGCTGCGATGGCCGCTGCTCAGCAGCAGGCGCAGCAGCCGCAAGGCGGTACTCCCCAACTACCTGACGGTTCTCCCAAAGGTGGCATGGCGGCGAACACCGTTGTCAGTCGCGCTGGGGGTGTGGCTGCATGATTAAGCCAGAACCACAGATCGTGAAGGCGCTTGCGCTCTTTGTCCGGCAGCATCCAGAGTTTCTGGAGTGGCTCAAGGGCTGGGAGTTGCGGGAGTTGAAGCGGTTGCCCAGTGCGGTTGAACACCCAGCAGTCTTTCAGGGGCGCTGTCAGGTGTTGGGTGAGATCACCAATCTCGCCGAAGAAGCCCCTGCCTTGGCGGCAAAGTTATGACGAAACTCGCCGTCTTTAATCACGCACACCGATAGGAGCGTTCAACATGGCCCTTCCAGAGCAAATTCGTAAACAGACCGAGGCTGTACAGCAGTTGTACGAGCAACTCAACAGTGACGCCAACACAGGCAAACTTGCCGATGGTACCGTCACGCCCGCTGAGAATGCTGCGTCTATCTCTGCCTCTGCCGACGAGAATCCTGTATCGGATGCCGCTGCTCCGTCACCCGTAGGTGAGCAGAAACCGGGTGATGTACCAAATTCGGAAGACCCCAATTCTGAGACGTATGCTCAGAAGTGGCGCACTCTCCAAGGTATGTATAACGCTGAAGTCCCGCGCCTGCATCAGCAGAATCGCGAGATGTCCCAGCGCGTGCAGCATATGGAGCAGTTGTTGGCTTCGCTTTCTGCTCAGCAAACGTATACCCCCGCGCAGCCGGTCGTTGACAAGCTTGTCACCGACAAGGATGTTGAGGAGTATGGTGAATCGCTCGATGTGATGCGCAAGGTGTCCCGTGAGGAACTCGGTTCCGTGGCCCAGCGCATTGCCCAGATTGAACAGGCGCTGCGTCAGATGCAGACCAGTGTGGTGCCGCAGGTGCAAGCCGTAGCCCACCGTCAGCAAATGACCGCAGAGCAACAGTTCTGGGCTGATCTCAGCGGTGCTGTCCCCAACTTCCGGCAGGTTAACGACCACCCTGACTTCCAGTCGTGGTTGCTACAGGCCGATCCGTTGACGGGCATCACGCGACAGACCTACCTCGACGATGCACAGCGTTCGCTGGATGCAGGGCGCGTTGCGAATTTCTTCCGTGCTTGGCTAGAGTCCACTGGACAAGCCGCCGTTGCTCAATCCACCGTTCCCGCCGCAAGCTCTGAGTTGGAGAAGCAGGTTTCCCCCGGTCGTTCAAGAAGTACCGGGACGCCCGCAGCTTCCAAGCAAGGCAAGGTATATACCCCGCAGGACATCCAGAAATTTTTCAATGATGTTCGGCAGGGTAAGTACAAAGGCCGAGAGCAAGATCGGGATCGTATCGAACGCGATATTTTCGCTGCCCAGCGGGAAAATCGCATCCAAGCTAATGCCTGATTAAAGGAGTTTCATCATGTCTTATCCCGTTTCCCCCGGCCGCCCGAATTACAGCGGCAACTTCATCCCCGAGATTTGGTCGGGCAAACTGATCGAGAATTTCTACGACGCCACCGTGCTCGCAGCGATCTCGAACACCGACTATGAAGGTGAGATTCGCCAGTACGGCGACACCGTGAACATCCGCACCACCCCGGAAATCACGATTCGCGACTACGTGAAGGGTCAGACCCTGACCGTGGAGAACCCGGACAAGCCGAAGATTCAGTTGGTCATTGACAAGGGCGAATATTTTGCCTGCGTTGAGGACGATGTGGACAAGGTTCAGTCGGACATCAACCTGATGGACACTTGGACTAAGGACGCTTCGGAGCGTATGAAGATCAAGATCGACCAGCGCGTTCTGACTGATATCTTGCCCGGTATCGCCTCGACCAATAAAGGTGCTACCGCCGGTGAGCAGTCTGCGTCGTTCAATCTTGGTACCAATGCTGCCCCGCTGACTGTGACCAAGGATGGCGCTGCAAGTACCACCTCTGTTGTCGATCTATTGGTTGACCTCGGCACTGTGCTGGATGAGGCTAACGCTCCTGAAGGTGATCGCTTCGTGGTTATTCCCGCCAAGATGGCTGGTCTGATCAAGAAGTCCGAACTGAAGGATGCTTCGCTGACTGGCGACAGCATGTCCATCGTTCGCAATGGTCGTCTGGGTATGGTGGATCGCTTCACCATCTACGTCAGCCACAACCTGAGCGTGTCTTCGGGTAAGTACAGCATCATTGCTGGTCACAAGATGGGCTTCACCTTCGCATCGCAGATGACGAATATGGAAACCATCCGTTCTGAGTCTACCTTCGGCAACATCGTCCGTGGCCTTCAGGTCTACGGTTACAAGGTTGTCAAGGGCGAGGCTCTGGCTCAGGCTGTTGTGCAGTTCTGATGATTGGGGCTTCGGCCCCTTTCTCACAAGATCACTTTGAAAGGATATCCAAATGGCTGCTTATACCGATTCTTTGGGGTTCAATAAAGGCACTGCTGCCTACCCCGCCAATGTCAGCGAAGTCTCGAAATTCGAGGTGGAGTTGGATTTTGCTGCGATCATCGCGGCGCGTGCTGCTGCTGGCGCTACCGCGCTGGCAGCGGGGGACACCCTTCAGGTCATTAACCTGCCCGCCTACTCGGTGGTGCTGGCTGCTGGCTTGAATTTGACCAAGGTGGAGTCTACCAACACCACGGCCACGTTTGACTTTGGCTACACCGGCGGTACCCCCGCCGCTGCCAACGTGTACTGCGATGACTTCGCTTGTACCGCTGTGGCAATGGATTCCGATAACCTCGCGAATCCGACCGTCATCAAGACTGCCGATACCATCGACCTCCTGCTCAACACTGCGGTTCCCACGAACTGCGTGCTGAAGGCTTGGGCCATCGTTGCAAATTGCGGCTAAACCTGATGGGGGCTTCGGCCCCTATCTCTACTAGGAGAACATCATGGGTGTTTATAAAGGTATAGCCCAAGACAACGTGACGATCAATAGCGGCACTGCAACTTTGCAGGGGCTGACTATGACCGCTCCGTTGGCCTTGGCTACGTACACGGTTGCCACCGTGCCTGCTGCGGCGTCGTTCACCGGCGACTTGATCTATGTTTCGAATGGTGCTGCCGGTAACCCGGTGGTTGCCTTCAGTAACGGGACAAGCTGGCTGCGTGTTGATACTCTCGCGGCCATTGCGGCGGCGTGATGTAGATGGATTGACAGGGGGCTTCGTGCCCCCTGTTGAACAGGAGACTTAGATGCCAATTAACCTTACTGGTAGTACGATTGCGAGCACCTACGATCAGCTTCTGCACGTAGATGACGGCCCGACTGCGACCGAAAAGACCGTCTATAGCGGTACGGGTGTGGCAACGGCGCTCAAGGTAGGTACGGTATCAGCATCGGTCGGCAATATCCAGTTGGCGACCAATACCATACAGGCCACTGCGGGTGATCTTACGCTAGGGTCTGCGATTGCTTTTGCCAGTGCCAGTAATGCTCGTACTGCGTTGGGCCTTGGCACGATTGCCACGCAGGCGGCGAACAACGTCAGTATTACAGGCGGTTCGATTTCTAACGTCACTTTCACCGGCTCGTTTTCTGGTATCACCTCCATCGAGTCTGGCACATTTGCTACCAGTGCAGCAGCCGCCGGAGTAAACCTCAATGGTAATACGTTGGCCGCAGATGGTACAGACGCCAACATTGACATCAATATTACGCCCAAGGGTACCGGCGAGGTGAACGTCACCAATATTGACGTTCTCAGCGGCAAGGTACCGTTCGGCGTTATCACCAGTCGTGCGTATGCCGCGTTTTCAGACATCACCGATCAGACGGGTAGCACGACGACCGCGACAGCGGTGAAATTTGGCACGTCTGAGGTAGCTGGCTCTGGGATCACGGTGGTGACAGATGGCTCGAACCTCACCCGACTGACGTTCGCGGCAGCGGGAACCTATGCCGTGATGCCGAACCTTCAGTTTGCGAACTCTGATACGGCTGACCATGATGTGACTGTTTGGTTTGCGCTTGACGGAGCGAACATCGCCCGTTCCGCTACCAAGATATCCGTGCCAAAAAGTACGGACGGCGGTAGTGCGTTCTTTCAGATCGTGTTTTACCTTACCGTATCGGCGGGGCAGTATGTGCAGGTTCTGTGGCTTCCTGAGAATACTGCTGTTACGCTTGAACACATCGCTGCGGTTGCTGGCCCTCCATCAATCCCGGCGATCCCCTCTGCAATTATTTCCGCCGAAAGGATCGCGTAATGGCTAAGACCCCAGCATGGCAGCGCAAGGAGGGGAAAGACCCGAAAGGCGGACTCAACGCCAAGGGGCGTGCCTCCTACAACAAAGCCAATCCGGGTAAACCTGGACTCAAGCCTCCGCAGCCTGAAGGTGGGCCACGGCGGGATTCTTTTTGCGCTCGGATGGAAGGCATGAAGAAGAAGCTGACCAGCGCTAAAACGGCCAAAGACCCGAACAGCCGGATCAACAAATCCCTGCGGGCGTGGAACTGCTGATATGGCTACCAAACCCAAGTCCAAAGTAAACGCCGCAGGCAATTACACGAAGCCCGAGATGCGCAAGCGCCTCTTTGAGTCTATCAAGGGGCGGGCGGTACAGGGCACTGCCGCAGGCCAGTGGAGCGCCCGCAAAGCACAACTTCTTGCCAAGGAGTATAAAGCGAAAGGCGGTGGGTATCGTGGCTGAAAAGTGGATTAAAGGTGCGATCAAGAAGCCCGGTGCGCTCCGGGCCGCAATGGGCGTCAAGAAGGGCGAAACGATTCCGGTTGGAAAGTTGGCGGCTGCTGCCAAGAAACCCGGCAGGATGGGCCAGCGTGCCCGTCTGGCCCAGACTCTGCGGAAGCTCGGCAAGTGAAAGCCTCGCAGAAATCGCTTAAAGACTGGACTGCGCAGAAGTGGCGCACGAAGTCGGGTAAACCCTCATCTCAGACGGGCGAGCGGTATCTGCCTGAGCAGGCAATCAAGGCGCTGACGCCAGCCGAATACGCAGCAACAACTCGTGCCAAGCGTGCGGGTAAGGCGGCAGGCAAACAATTTGTAGCACAGCCGAAGGGCATAGCAAAGAAAACAGCGAGGTTCAGATGAGTAAGATGTACATTCGGGTTCGGAAAGACGGCTTCATTTACGACTACAACGAGATTCTGGCGAAGAATCCGGAGTGCGAAGTCGTGTCTGAGGAGGTTGCTTATCCAGAGCGATTTATGCCTACCGAAGCGCCGAAGCGGGTTGCAACGGCTCGCAAGAAGCGCGGCGTGGTGCTTGATCTTTCGACTGATGACATTCCAGAAGCCCCGCCTTATACTCCCCCGGAGTTGGCTGAGGAAGCCTCGCGAGGATTACCGACATGACACCAAACGAAGTCATCACCGAAGCGCGGCGGTTGATTCAAGATACCAAAGCTCCGTTTCGGTACACCGATACGCTGATGCTGGGGTTCGTCAATCAGACGCTCAAGCGCATGGTGCTGCTTCGCCCCGATCTGTTCACTACGGTTGGGGATATTACGTTAACTGCGAACACGGTTTTGCAGGACTGCCCTGCGGGGGCGGTACGCCTTGTTGAGATTTTCCGGGTGAAGAATGGTGGCGCGATTGTCGAAGTATCGCGCAAGACCCTTGACCAGACATACCCCGATTGGGTAAACGATCCGGCGGATCAGCCCGTGAACTTCATGCGGCATGTACGCAACCCCACTAAGTTTTTCGTATACCCACGTCCGATAGCGGGAGTGGTGCTGGTGGGGGAGTATGTTGCCGCGCTCCCCGTGTACAGCATCGACGCGACGATTGCATTACCGGAGGCATATTTTTCAACGCTGATTGATGGCGTCGTGTTTCTGGCCGAGTCTGTTGATGATGAACACGTTAACAGCGGGCGGGCGAAGCTGTATCAGGATTCCTTCATACAGTCTCTTGGCATCGGACTACAGTCCCGCAAAATTACCGACACCGAAGAAGGTGGTCTTGATCCGCAGGAGGTGGTCTGATGTTTACCAGAGATTTCAGTACGCTTGCTGTCAGGTTACAGCCTACGGTTCCGGGGTGTCCTCGGCAGACCATCGTGCAGTACATACGTGACGCCGCGATCAAGACGTGCGAGCGTACTTTGGCTTGGCGGTATCAGCAGCCGAAATTTAATCTGACCCCCGGCACCTATGTCTACGCATACAGCAAGCCTGCGGATACGCAGGTTCATGCGGTGTTCGGGGCTATGCTGAATGATGCCCCGCTTGAGGTGCTGACGTTAGATCGTGCGCTGCAACTCTACCCAGCATGGGGCGATAAGTACACCACCTCTGGAGATATTGCTACGTATGGGAGCCAACCGCGTTCGCTGACTCAGATATCACCGCATCAGTTTGCTGTATTGCCGTTGCCGGATGCGCAGAGAACGTACACCATGCGGATGTTTTACGCGCTCAAGCCGTCTCGTTCGGCAACCGGCATGGATGAGGTGCTGTTTGATGAGCTTGAGGATGCCATCATGCACGGGGCTTTGCAGCAGTTGCTGGTGCTACCCAACGCCAACTGGTCGGATCGGGAACTGGCCGCATATCATGCTAAGCAGTACGCCTTCCAACTTGCCGAACGCCGTGCGCGGGCCAACCTAGGCAATGCTCGGGGTACGATGCGGGCACAGGCGCAGCCTTTTGGAGCTTGATATGGCAACCATCAAACTTGTTCGCAACGACACCGCGCCGCAGTTACGATTCACGATTACGGATTCGTTGACGGGCGATCCAATCGACTTGACAGGCGCGACAGTGACATTGCATTTTCGGGCTGCGGACTCCACGACTTTACTGTTTAGCCGTGCTGCGGTTGTTTTGTCTCCTCCGACCAATGGAATTGCGGCGCTTGCTTGGGCACCCGGCGACCTTAATCTCGCCGCCGGGGAGTACGTCGGTGAAGTCGAGACGGTGCTGTCTACAGGTCAGCGCGAGACAATCTTTGACGTATTGCAATTTGAACTCCGGGAGGACTTTGCGTGAGGCTACGGGTCGCCGTTAATGCGCTGGTGTTGCGTCTGGCAGCACCTGCTAAGCGGCTGCGCACTGCCATCCGTGGTGTGGGACTTCGGCTTGCCGTGCCTGCTAAGCGGCTACAGACTGCGATTGGGCAGTTTATGGCAGTCCTCTACCCCACAGATACTGCTGCCACCTCAGAGAACACGGCTTTTTCTGTGGGGAAAGGGCTATCCGATACATCGACCGTCACCCCGTTGATCGAGTTTGAGTTCCGCAAAGGTATTGACGAGGGGGCGGGGATTGACGCTGGAGCTTTTTATTTCGAGGAAGACTATGTTGAGGGAGCGCCGATTGAGCAGACTTATACCCTTGGTTTACAGTTAGTCAGGGATATTGGGAAACCTTTGGCTGACTCTACGACGGTATTGAGTCTTACCGCGATTCTCTCGTCGTACGGGCGTTCAGATTCCTACGTGGCAAGTGATGCCGATCTTCTGTTCTTTAATAAAGGCGTCACGGAGATACCTGTTCTCGGACAGCATATTGTTGACCTTGCGACAACCAAGGCGCTATCGGACGGTGGGGGATTTGGGGGCGACTCTCAATATTTTGCCGAGGATTACGTAACGGGAGCGCCGAACTCACAAACTTACACTATCGGGGTTCAGATAAGTAGAGCGGTGGGTAAGGGGGTCGCGGATTCTATCGCTGCTGCCAGCCTTGCAGTCATGTCTATGCAGTTTGGGCGTGTATTGTCTGACGCTTATGCCAGCGGAGACTCGCTTTTCAGGACGTTTAATAAGGTGCTTGGGCACGGCGTTGGGGCTACTGACGATCTCAATGGTGCGCTCCCGCTGGATGATCAAACAATTGCATTTTTTAAGTCTCTCGGCCACATCGTTAGCACGGGGGATGCCCCCGCCAAGGTGTTTCAGCGGAGCTTGTTTGAAACCCCTCGTGTTCTGGACACCCCCGCAAAGCAGTCTGGGAAGTCGCTCTTAGAGGTATCGGTGGCTACGGAGATGCGGGCGCAGGCGGTTGGAAAGGTTCTATCTGACCTGCCGCGCACTACTGATATTTCTGCTAAGGCTCTGCAACGTAGCCTGTCCGATGGGGCGGCTACCGCCGATTCAGGTGTGCGGGCTTTCGGGAGCGTGCGGTCGGATTCATTCTCTGTGTCTGATAGTATGGTCTATCAGTTCGCGGTTGCCAAAGCAGCGGCGGATATCGCCGTCGCACGCGATGCGCGGGCATTGACAAACACCAAGATACTGGGGCACACTGCTAGGGCAGCGGAGGTCAGTACGCGCTTGGCAGGCAAAGTCTCATCAGATTCCGCAGGGGCAGATAGTTCTGGGGCGCTCTTGGCGCAGGGCTATACTGTAGATATGACGTACTTCGCGGAAGACTACGTAGGCGCATCTCGAACTTTTTGAAAGGGTAAAAAATGAACTTCCATGATCTCCCCCAGAGTCGGGGCAATGTTGATATCGTAGTTCGCTCCGCAAATGGCGACATCAAGGACATCCGCAAAATCCATAACCTTGTCGTAAACACTGGGTTGGCTTTTGTCATCAGCCGTATGGTGGGCACCTCCAAAGCGGTGATGAGCCACATGGGGATTGGTGCGGGGACGACTGCCGCTGCCGCTGGCGACACCGCGCTTGGTAGTCCTCTCGGTTCCCGCGTGGCGCTGACCAGCACGACGATCAGCGGCGCGAATAACGAGAAAGTTGTCTACGTCGCAACTTTCGGCGCGGGAGTCGGCACTGGTGCAGTAACCGAAGCCGGTGTGTTCAACGCTTTGACCTCCGGTGATATGTTGTGCCGCACGGTATTCTCAGTCGTCAACAAGGCTGCTGATGACACAATGCAGATCACTTGGACGATCACGATGTCGGCAACCTAATTGGAGTGAGCTATGGCGGCGATTACCACCAGAGCGGGGAAAGGTTCTCCGCTAACCAACGCTGAGTTGGACGCAAACTTCACCAATATCAACGCTGGCATCACAACAACAGCGGCAGTAACCGGCGGCACGATCACTGGGGTGACGATCAATAACTCCGGTATTGGAAGCACGACACCGTCGACTGGCGCGTTCACCTCATTAACCGCAACGAGTGCTTCCGGCGTTGTTTCGCGTACTGCGGCGACGGAGGATGGTGTTGCGTTGATCGGTCGCGCTGGTGGGACATCATCGTATCGCGTGGCGCTTACCCCTACGACGTTGGCAGCAAGTAGGACGTTGACATTGCCAGATGTTGACGGTACTGTCCTAACGACAGGAGCGGCAGTTACAGTCCCGCAGGGTGGAACGGGGTTGACTTCTGGTACGTCGGGCGGCGTCCCGTATTTTTCTAGCGCCACGGCAATTACAAGCTCTGCTGCTCTTGCTGCGAATGCTCTAGTTGTTGGCGGCGGCGCTGGGGCGGCTCCGGCTACGGTTACGACTGGCACGGGGGTTGTCACGGCGCTTGGGGTTAATACAGGCACTGCTGGCGCATTCGTTGTCAACGGCGGCGATTTGGGAACCCCTTCCAGCGGAACCCTGACCAACGCAACTGGGCTACCGCTTTCTACAGGGGTAACTGGTACTCTACCTGTCGCCAACGGAGGGACTGGTCAAACTACGTTGGGCGGTGGCTATGTACTGCGCGGGAATGCTGGACTAGGAATTCTAGCAGATACCGAGTTAATTTATCAAAATCCCGGCGCACCAAATAATACAAAACAGCTTGCTATTCAGCCACCAAATTCTGCTGGTGTCTTAGCAAGTGCTGGGCTGGCACTTACTGCCAATAATAATGGAAATGCTTATATAACATTTAGCCCCAACGGAACTGGCGTTAGTACTCAAAACACTACGGCAACTCATAGTTTTCAAAACAACGGCGCAACAACATTTTCGTATTCTGCTAACGGAATTAATCTAGCAAGCGGTAAGACCATAACCTTTAGTTACCCTTCAGGGTCGCCGACAAATACTTATATTATCCCATCGTCCCGAACCTTAGCTGGCGTAACTTCCAACGCCATAACAGCGCAATCTAGTGGCGGGGCGACGAATATTGTTATTGAGGCCGTGTCAGCGGGCGCCGCCGGACTTTGGTTGACGCCAAACAGCACTGGTAGCGGCACCGGTAATGTAGGCACCACTAATAACCTTGATTTACGGTTATATAGAAACGGCACAGTATATCAGACCTTTGATACAAACGGTACTGTATTTGCTTCTGGCAGAAACATTGGCTTGGGTGGCACTTCTCCATCTACTTCTGGTGCCGGGATATCTTTTCCGGCGACTCAATCAGCATCTACCGATGCAAATACCCTCGATGATTATGAGAAGGGCACTTGGACGCCGACCTACGCGGGCGGTACTACCGCTGGAACATCCACCTACGCTACTTATGAACGTGCGGGCGGGTATACAAAAATCGGGAATGTGGTTACGGTTAGCGGCTATGTTGGAGTTACTGCGGCAACGGGGACAGGAGATATAACTATCACCGGGTTTCCTTTTTTGACTTCGGGCGCCGGTTTTCCGCCCGAGGCTTATGGCGCAGTCCGCGTATATGGTAACACCAATTTCCCAGCAGATGTAAAGAATTGTACTTTAAGGCTGGCGTCGAATACTTCCGTTGCAAGAATCGCCGTTTCGGCGGGTGCAACCACAGCGTCTACTTATTTACAGATGTCAAACGTCATAACCATCGCTTTCACTATAACCTATCGCACATGATAAGGAGCATCAAAATGCCAATTACCAAAGAAACTGCAATTGATCAAATTACCGTAACAGAGAACGGTATTGTTTTGTACCGCGAGGCCACGAGGATTGTTGAGGATGGGGTTATGTTGACCCAGACTTATCACCGCTCCTCTTTGACGCCGGGTCAGGACTTGACTGGGGTGCCCGCCAATGTCGTTGCGATTTGCAATGTAGCATGGACGCCTGAGGTTATCGCTGCTTATCAAGCGCAGATGGCGGCGGCAGCGGCGGCAGCGGCGGCAGCGGCGGCAGCGGCGGCAGCAGCGGCAGCGGCAGCAGAAGCAGCGGCAGCAGAAGCAGCGGCACCGGCCCCGGCCCCGGCCCCGGCCCCGGCCCCGGCCCCGGCCCCGGCCCCCACCGAGGGGTGAGTAGATGGCCTCGGTCAACGAACTGGAGAACAAGTTGGTCACGCACGAGGCGATCTGTGCGGAGCGGTATAACACGTTCATCACCCGTGTTGACCGTCTGGAAAAGCTCTTGATCAAAGCCGCTGGGGTTCTGATCACGGGTATGGCTGGGGTGATTATTGCGATTTTGTTAAAAGGAGCTTGATATGCCCGGAATGATGATGAACGCGAAGAAGCCTGCCGCAAAGCCAACGGCTTATAAGAAGGGCGGTATGGTGTTCAAGCCGTGCGCCCAGTGCCCGAATCCCGCCAAGTGCAAGGCGATGGGCAAGTGTATGCTCAAAGCAAAGAAATAAGGTGCCATGATTGACCCCATCACCGCGTTAGCCGCTGTCTCCTCGGCGGTTAATCTTGTCAAGAAGGCTGTCAAAACCGTTCAGGATGTGCAGTCACTTGGCCCGGTGTTGGGGCAGTATTTCGATGCCAAGGCGCAGGCAATCGAAGTTGTGGAGAAGGCCAAGACGGGTACGTTCAAAGGCTCGGCTCTCGGCAAGGCGCTGGAGTTGGAGCTTGCACTAGAGCAGGCCAGAGAGTTTGAAGAACAGGTCAAAATGCTGTTCTTTCAGGCAAACAAGATGGATGTTTGGATGCGGATCACACAACGCGCCAAGCAGATGGAAGCAGACGCAGCCCGTGCAGAAGGGCGGCGCAAGGCCGCAGCAAAGCGCAAACAGGCGGAGATCGACGACATGATCTTGATTGTTTGCGCGGTGGGCGCTGCCCTTGTTGTATTGGGTGTGACCTTCTACTTTGTGTTTGAAGCACTTCAAAGGCAGTACTGATATGTTCCCTCTCACAGCATTACTGGGCATCGGCTCACAACTCATCGACAAGCTGATTCCTGACCCCGAAGCCAAAGCCAAGGCGCAGATGGACTTGGCAAAGATGGCTCAGGACGGTGAGCTTGCCAAGATGGCGAACGACACCAAGCTCTTTGAGATTGAGCATACTGGCATCACCGAGCGATGGCGCTCTGACATGGGCAGCGACTCATGGCTATCGAAGAACATCAGGCCGCTTGCGTTGATTGCCATCTTCGTGGCGTATTTCCTATTCACCGCGATGAGCGCCTTCGGCTATCACGCGCAGGAGACTTATGTGTCATTGCTCGGGCAATGGGGCCAGATCATCTTCCTCGCCTATTTCGGTGGCCGCACCGTCGAGAAGCTGGCCGATATGAAATACGGGAAAGACAAATGAAGCACAACTGGGACGAAGCTATCAAGCATATCCTCAAGTGGGAAGGGGGGTACGTCAACCACCCGTCTGATCCGGGCGGCAGAACCAACCTTGGAGTAACTCAAAAGGTCTGGGAGGAGTGGAGTGGAAAACCTGCGACTGAAGCAGATATGCGGGCGCTCACCGTGGACATGGTTGCTCCTCTGTACAAGAAGCGTTATTGGGACGCTGTGCGCGGCGACGACCTTCCTTCTGGTGTTGATCTGTGCGTGTTTGATTGTGCCGTCAATGCTGGCGTTGGTCGGGCTAGTAAATTTCTACAGCAAACTGTTGGAGTAGCGGCAGATGGGCAGATTGGCCCCAAGACGCTGGCGGCAGTGACTGCAATGCCTGCGGATGAGATCATCGACAAGTTTTGCGATCTGCGTGAAGCCCATTACAAGAGCCTCTCCACCTTCGCTACGTTCGGCAAGGGCTGGATGCGCAGGCTCGACGGTATTGAAGCCGAGAGTAAACACTTGGCATAAGGACAGACTATGGCGGGCGTAAAGATCATCGGGTTCCTCGGCACTGCGCCGAAGATTTCGCCGGAGTTGCTGCCTAACGCGGCGGGGCAGATTGCGACCAACTGCAAGTTGTACTCCGGTGACCTGATCCCCTACCCGCAGCCTACGGTTGTCGCGAATACGGGGCGTACCGGAACGATAAAGACGCTGTTTGCTCTACGCGATCCTATCACCGGGGCGAAGAAGTGGCTATCGTGGCTCACTGATGTAGATATTGCAGTTGCCTCGAAGACTGACTTGGAGGAGCAGCGGTTCTACTACACTGGCGATGGGGTGCCGAAGGTCAGTAACTACCAGCGAGCGGTTAATGGCTACCCCGCCCCATATCCTGTAGGCAGTTACGATCTTGGACTTCCCGTTCCGCCCGATAGCGCTAAGCTCAGTGTAACGACCACTCCATTCGTCTCGAAGTCTGTGTATTCATATACTCGTGATGCCAATAATATCGTCACGATTCAGGTGCTTGGAGGGCATAATCTGAGGTCTGGGAACCTCATAACGATCTCTGGTTTTGCCTACATTGACGGTACGTATACCCAAGGGGGTACGTCAAAAAGCGGCACCATGTTGCAGTCATCGGCGCTTTTGACGGCCGAGATTTCAATAACAGCGCATGGCCTTCAGACTGGGGCAGTGGCTCGACTCGCGTTCAGTGGCTATGGGACTCTAAACGGCGCATACTCGGTAACCGTAATTAACCAAGACCTATTTGCCATCACAATGCCGACTGCGGCGGCGCGGTCAGGTAGCGTGACGCTGGATAACTACGGTACTTCGGCAGTCACAGTCACAATCAATAACCACGGACTTAGCAACGGAGCGCAGGTCACGCTCGACGTTACAAGCGGCACCTTGGCAGACGGTGCCTATGTTGTATCGAACGTGACTACAAATACTTTTCAGATCAACGCCTCGATTGCGCAATCAACCGGGGGCAACCTTCGGTGGGATATCCGTAGCCTCAACGTAACAAACGCCGAATGCACCGTTACCGGGGCAAATACCTTCACTTATTTCAGCCCCGGCCCGCAGATTGCTGAGACGTTCCCTTCGGTCGGGGCTGTAACGCTGGGTGGTATCGCGCAGGCGCGTAACTATGTCTTTACGTGGTACACGCCTTGGGAGGAGGAGTCTATCGCTTCTATCCCATCGGATACGCAGTACATCAAAGAGGGCACGATCACGGCTGTCACCAATGTACCGGCGGTGACGCCAAGCCTATCTACTTTTATACGCGGCGTCCGTCTGTACCGAACGCTTGCTTCTGCCTCGGGCACCGAGTACTATCTTCTCAAGACATTGTGGTTCCCCACACTACTGTCTGGTACTGCGCAGCGCGTATCGAATGTCTCGCGGGTTACTACGGTCGACCCGCACAACCTTGATATCGATGATCGTTTTAAGATTTCTACCGCAGGGACGTTCAGTATTGCTGGGGGCATCGTTTCTGCGGTAATCAGTGATTATGTGTTTGAGTACGCGCAGACGGGTGCTGATGTAGCGCCCACCAACCTGCTCTCTGGGGTTCTTTACCATGACGTGTCGGAAGACCCGCCTACGACGCCCCCTCGATATTGGGGGGATGCGTTTTACGCTACGTATACGCAGTCGGGTACACCTACGGTTACTGTTACGGCCCCCGGACACAGTCAAGCTGTAGGCTCTCGGATTTACCTGTCGATCACATCTGGCGCTCTGGCGTCCGGGGTCTATACAGTCAGTAGCATAACGACGAATACATTCAATGTCGTTGCGACAACATCCGCTACAACCTCTGGGAATATTTTTGTCTCGGGGTTTGTTTTTGTAGATGATTTCGACTCCCGTGACCTGTTCGATATCCTTGCCTCTGATGATTACGACGCGCCGCCTGAAGACCTCCAAGGGTTGACTGCCATCCAGAACAATATCTTGTGTGGATTCGTTGGCAACACGCTGTACTTCTCTGAGCCGGGGCTACCGCACGCTTGGCCTGCCAAGTACGCCGTGACGCTGGAACACAACATCGTTGGCATTGCCGCAATCAGCGGTTCTGCGCTTGTGGTCACCGACTCGTACCCCTACATCGTGTCGGGGTCTGATCCAGCAAATGGGATGTCGACGGCACGTATTGATGCCAACTTCCCGTGCCTGAATAAGAACAGCATTGTTACGATGGGCTACGGGATTGTGTACGCCACGCACGATGGGTTGGCAGTCTACTCCCCATCCAGTGGTGCCGCGATTATCACCAAGCTGCTATACAACAACGATACGTGGCAGTCCGCGATTGATCCGTCGACGGTAATTGCCGAGTACTATGGCGACAACTATTTTGCGTCGCACTCTACGGGGGCGTTTATCTTTGAGCAGGATGCGAAGGTCGGCGGATTTTTTGTGAACGCTGATTACTCGTTTACTGCCTCTTGGTATGACGCGGTAGATGGAATCGTGTACTACGTTAGCGGGGTCAACGGCGATGTCTACGAGTGGGACGACCTCAGTCAGCCACCTACGACCCAAGAGTGGAAGTCTAAGGTCATCATCACCAAGGATATGATTAACCTCGGTGCGGCAAGAGTCGTCGCGGATTACGCCACAACCTCCGATGATTGGGACGCAGAAACAAGTCAGTGGGACGCAGCGTTCAGTAATTGGAACTTGCCCGATCAGATCACATTCCGCCTTTGGGTAGACAAAGAGTTGATTTTCTTTACAACCATTAACGATAGTGAAATTTTCAGGTTGCCGACCGGGTATCGGACAGATACATTTGAGGTTGGCGTAGAGGGTAATGTCCGGGTGCGGGCTATCCATGTGGCAGAGACTCCGCTTGGGTTGCGGGAGGTGTGATGGCGACTCGTGGCCCTCGATTTGCTTCAATCCCCAGCATTCCACAGTCTGGGCTGAGCGACTGGCAGTTCAATACTTTGAACGCCATGAAAGAGAATCTTGAACTCCTGATGGGGGCGCGAGGGAGCGACAACTCAATCCGTGCTGTCGTGGCAGGGCAGATCACGGTCGACAACCCGCCAACACAGGCTATGCAGCGGGTATCCGCGCAGGGTGTCGGATTTACAATTGGTAGTGCAACGGTGCCAAGTCTTGACGACTATACAAAATTGGTGTCTGATGTCCAACAGCTTGCGAACGATGTCGCCAATCTACGGACAGTAGTTAATGTGTTGGTAAACCAACTGAAAGGATGAGTATGCAAAACCCCTACAACGTGTCGGCCCCGGATATCTCCCCGGCGCTTGCTGGCATCCTAAATGTCGGTTCGACTGGAGTGCCCGCCGAACGTACAAACCCCTCTGCTGGGCTGTCCGGAGCGATGCGGTCAGGCTCATCTTTCGCTCCGTCGTACCAACAGGGTGGCATGATCGGCCCCGGAGGTATGCCGGATATGTCGGGTACGCAAGCAGGGGTAAACCCTAATATCGTCGGGCAGGGCGGCGCGATGTCTCCACAGATGCTGGAGATGCAGATTAACCAGTTTGCCACTCAGCACCCGCAGCAGCTTGCGCAAATTCGACAGGTCATTCTCCAGCTTTTCCAGAGCGGGGAGTTGTCCCAAGAAGAACTTAACATGATTGTTCAGTTGGCGCAGGTTGCCGCGCAGAATCCAGAGATGTATCCGTATGTGCGGCGGTTCGCCATTCAACAGGGTATCGCCGCTGAACAGGATTTGCCGCCGCAGTACGATCAAGGGCTGGTGTTTGTGCTGTTGCTCGCGGCACGGGCGGTTCAGGCTGACCTCGGTGGGCAGAATATGATGCAGGGTGGCTCCCCCATGATGGCAGGTGGCCCAGAGGTCAGCGCTGCGCAAGTCTCCAGTGGGGCGATGCCCTCGATGGCGCGGGGTGGGGAAGTCCCGGCGTCAAAAAAATCAGACGGCTCTGTACTGATCAACGCACATGAGGGAGAATACGTCATCCCTGCCAACGTGGTGAAGATGAAGGGCAAGGAATTTTTTGACAGCCTTGTCGAGAAGTACAAAACATGAGTCAGCTAACCCTCGAAATGTTGACGCCCGAACGGGTCACTGAACTGTGGCCCGTATTGGAGCCGTATTTCGAGGCTGCTTGCAATGGCAATGAGATCGCAAAGGACGAGATCGACGCCAAAGACATTTACGTTCTCGCCGTCACCGGGCTTGTGGCTATCTTCGTCGGGTTTGAGGACGGTGAGCCTGCGTTTGTGATGGGCATCCAGTTCAGTGTGGCAAACGGGCATAAATGTGCTGTTGTGATGGCTCTGGCGGGACGCTCACTGATGAAGTTCAAGATCGGATACTGGCAGATTGTTTTGGAATGGCTTAAAGCCAACGACGTGGAGTTTCTTGATGCTTACGCTCCGGAGCGTCTCGCCAAGTTGTATCTAAGCCGTTTCGGGTTCAATAGATCGTGTACATACGTCCGGATGACGTTATAAGGAGATCAAAATGAGTAGCGCAGTTAAAGCAGTTGTGAGCGTAGTGGTGGCAGTTGCGATCCCGTTTGTGGCTCCTGCGATTGCCTCGTCTATCGGGTTGTCTACGGCGATTGGCACCGCCGTCGGCTCTGCTACAGCAGGTAGTGTGCTTGGGGGCGCACTCGTTGGTGCGGGGATAGGAGCAGTCAATGCCAGTCTCACTGGGGGTAATGTCGGTCGAGGGGCGTTGATGGGCGGTATCGGGGGAGGCATCGGAGGGTATACATCCGCGCCTTCTAGCGCTCCGACGCCGCCTCCTACCCCCACCCCCACTGGCGGTGCGCCTGTGTATGATGTATCCGCAACAGGGCAACTCGTACCGGCTCCGGGGTATGGTTCGCCGCCACTGACCGGGGCTGCTCCTCCTGTTGCGCCCCCGTCTGCACCGCTGATGGCCCCGGTAGCCAGTCCGGGGGTAATGGCCCCGACGACCACGCCGTTCTTCCCCGGCGAAGGCGTTCTATCTGGGGTGCCCGAGTTTGATCTCGCTGCTGCTCGGGCGGGATTAGACTTCGGCCCGCAAACTGCGGCGCAACTTAGTACTGGTTTTGAGCAGCAGATGGCTACTGCGGGTATCTCCCCGACTGCTGCGGCTCCGACTGCTGCGGCTCCGACTGCTGCGGCTCCGACTGCTGCGGCTCCGACTGCCGCGACTTCGCCTGCTGGTGCGATGGGGCCGCAGACTGCTGCGCAGCTAAGCACTGGCTTTCAGCAGCAGATGACTGCTGCTGGTGTCGCTTCAAAGCCCGCGACGTTTATGGACGCGCTCAGCAGAGTCCCCGGCGAGATCGCTGCGAAGTTCACAGACCCTAAGGCGTTGGCCGACATGACACTTCGTGCCGCTGGTATGCTGGCTGGATCGGCTGTTGCAGGTTCTGGATTGTCTGCGGATGAGCAGCAGCTTCTGGATGCGCAAGTGCAGGAGTTGCGCGATCTTCAGCAAACTAACGCCACGTTGTTTGCGCAACGACTGGAACAGGCGCAAGCTCTTGTCGGCGAGTCCAAGTATTTCGATCCCGAGTACTTCGGTCTGCAACGCGCTCGCCGTGCGCAGCTTGCTGGGGCGAAAGCCAAACGTGCGGGGCTGCGTGGGCTGACAGGTGCAGCGCGGGAAGCCGAAAGCCGCCGGTTCGATTTGGCGACTTCTCGCGACGTGGGTACCGCGTTTGATCAGGGGTACCTCACGGGTGTAGGCGGGCGTTTGCAGACTATGCAGGCTGGCCTTAACATGATGCCTACCAGCTATCCGACTAGCTCCAGTGCGTATTCAAACCTGCGTAGCGCGTATAGTGACGCTGAAGCGCGTAGGCAACGCGAGGTTGGTGGTGTTCAGCGGCTGTTTGGTTCGCTGCTGGAAACTCCGCAAGCATCTTCAAGGGGTTGATCATGCGCCTAGGGCAAGTACTCAGCGATACCGGCTACGGTATGGAGGTCGCGCAGACAATCGCGGCCCGTGCCCGCCAAGAGCGACAGGATCAGCTTGCCATTGAGGAGCAGAACCGTCTGGCCGATCTCAAGGCGCAGATGGCTCGTTCGCAATATGGGTCGCTCCAGCCGCAGGCTGCTCCTGACTTTAATGCGTTGGCTACGGGAGGCGCGCAACCTACGCTGCCACAGGCTCAGGCCTACCCGGTTGACGTGATTGCGGCTCCTACAGCAGCGCCCTCGGGTGGTATCCGGCGTATGACCGCTGAGGAAGTTGGCAGACTCCTTCAAGACCCCTATGCTATGGGCAAGCCTGCGGCTGCTCCTGCGGCTGCTCCTGCGGCTGCCCCTCCTGCTGTCGAGCAGTATCAGTTAGGGGCAATGACTGTTTCGCCTGCTCCGGTTGTCTCAGCGCCGACGGCTGCACGGTTAACTCAAAACGCTTTGGAAATGATCCGGATGCGCGAAATGCGCGTCAAAGATGTGCAAGCTGGGTTGGATCGACTGCTGGCGGGTAATGCTCCGGCCCGCATGATTGAGAACCAGAAACAACTCCTTGCGCGGGAGCAGCAACTTCTGGAAACAAGCCGTCGGGGTGCGGAGCGTGTCGAGGAAGGACGGCAGCGTGGGGAGCAACTTACCGCGCAGCAGGCAGCAGCACAGCGCGAGGCCAACGCGCAACGTGCTGGAGAGCAAGGCATTGCCTCATGGCAACTGAACGCCAAAGGCCAGCCGATCCGTGGACTGGTAAACAACAACCCCGGCAACATCCGCCCCAGTGCCCAGTTCCAGTGGGATGGACAAGTCGGAGTCGACAAAGGCGAGAAGGAGCGGGCAGGGTTCGTCCAGTTTGCTACTCCTGAGGCGGGTATCCGCGCTATGACCATAAACTTGCTGAGCTACGAACAGCAGGGAATTGACACGGTAAAGGGTGTCATTGATCGCTGGGCACCTCCGTCGGATCAGCCCGGTAAGAGCAACAGCAACTACATCCGGGCTGTTTCGGATGCGCTCGGGGTTAAGCCGACTGACAAGATCAATCTCGCAGACCCGGTGACGATGCAGAAGCTGGTGCCTGCGCTCATCCAGTTTGAGAACGGCAAGCAGCCTTATTCCGCAGCCGTGTTGGCAACAGGCATCACAGCGGGGCTGACTAAGCAACGTCTGGGGACTACGCTCACCGCAGGGGCCGCTGCTCCTGCCGCCGCTGCTCCTGCCGCCGCTGCTCCTGCCGCCGCTGCTCCTGCCGCTGGTATCACCATTCCGGGTATCTCGTCTGCCCAAGCTGCGACTCCCACTGCTGCTCCTGCGCAGCAGGTTGCTCCTGCACGGGTGGATGCAGATTTCTATCTCGCCAATCCGCAGGCTATCCCCTACGAGCAGCAGCAACTGAATCGGATGCTCCAGCAGCAGATTGGGCTGGCTCAACAGCAAGCCGCGCTTCTGACTCGCCAGCGCAATGAAGCCGCACAGATGGCGCAGATGTACATGCGCAGTGGCACGGCTCAAGGTATCGAAGCGGCTACCCGGTTGCAGGGTGCCATCAACCAGTACGATGGTAGTCTTCTCCAAGTGCAACAACAAGTCGCCGAAGCGCGGCAGAAGGTTGAGCAGGGGCGTACCTATCTTGAGGGGATGCAGGGGCTGCAAGAGTTCGCGCTCGCCAATGATCCTCGCCGCCTTGCCTCGGTGTGGTCGCTCTATGCTGGCGTACCCATCGGTATCCAGCCGCGCTCAGATGGTACGTTCAACATCATGGTCAACGGCAAGAAGACCAAAGAAGGCGTCTCTGCCACGGAGTTGACCAACAGCGCCCGTCTGGCATTTGACCAGACCTACCGTCAGCAGCAGGCTACGGCGGGTGCCGAATACAACAAGAAGATGTTTGAAGCCCGTCTGGATATCCAGAAGACTCAGGCTACGCAACTGGCGCAGATGATCCGCGAGATTGCAGTTGAGCGCGTCAAAGGCAACAATGCACAGGCACTGGAATGGGCCAAGTCTAACTACGGCTGGGACATCAAGCCTACTGGCGCTGGCGACGGCACCGTTATCATCAGGGCACCCGGCTCGCCGCCATATATGTTCAACCCGACGGGCAAGACTGTGGAAATCGACGGTGTTAAGGTACAGTCGAATGCGGCGTATCCTATCGCTGGGCTACCATCTTTCGGTGGGCAAGCCGCAACTCCGACGAGGTAATTCATGGCAACAGCAGGACTCTCCTTCGCAAACCCGATGTTGGGTAGTATGGGTGTAGGTGAGGAGCCAAACCCCTACGCGCCGTACAGTCCTACATCGAGTATTGGTGCTGGGGGTCTTGCTCCATCTGCTGCTGACATGGCTGTCATGGGCGAGGCTCTGGTCAAGCAAAGTCAGTTCACGATGCCTGAGATGCGGCGTCCCCCGGCGATTGCCTTCAGCCCGTCATCCAAACAGTTGTTTGTCAACGGCTTGACGTTTGCTGCCGACGACGCAGCCACGGCGCTTCAGTCTGAGTCCTACCTGCGTGGCCCCGGAACCCAACTGCCCACTGGCGGCGACTGGGTGCCACTCGACGAGCAAGCCTACGGACAGTATCTGCAATCTATCCGGCAACCCAGCCTCGGGCGTCTGGCGTCTAAGTCCTTTGGGCGCGGTGTGGATACCATGCAGGCGCTGGTCGGGCGTGGGCTGCAACTCGCTGGTGCTGAGGAGACGGGTGGCCGCATCGTGGCGGCGCAGGAAGAAGACCTACGCAAGACCAGTCCATTTGAACGGCAGTTCACTGACATTGAGTCTGGCCGTGGTGCCGTTGAGTGGTTCGTAGCCAACTTCGCCCAGCAAGGGCCGAACATGATCGAGTCGGTGCTTACCGCTGGTCTGGGCTTCCTTGCCGGTACAGCGATGGGTGGCCCTGCTACGGGCGCTGGTGCTGCGCTGGCTGGGCTGATGGGTAAACAAGCGTTCAAAGAGTCGGTGATTGCGGCAGCAAAGAAAAAGGCCGCAGGCGAAGTCCTCAACACCGCTGAAAACAAGTTGCTGCGTGAGGCTGCGGGCTTGGCCGGTGCCGTTGCCACATCGTACGCGCAAAACGTAGCAACTGGTGCAGCGGATATCTATGGCGAGTTGCGTGAACAAGGCGCAAACGCTGAGGATGTTGATGCGCGTCTGAAAGCACTGGCTGGATCAATCCCGTATGCAGCACTCGAAACGCTCCCAGAATATCTCCTTGCTGGCCGAGTCTTTGGTGGTGTGGGCGCACCTCGCTCTATCGCTGCTGGTGCTCCTGCCACTCGTCGTGGTGCTGAGTTGTTGCGCCGTGGTGCGGTGGGTTTTGGAGTCGGTG